TGACATCGAAGCCAGAATCGGTATTGAATCGCTCGACGAACTCCTCGACTTGCGCGGCAAGCTCGCCGACGCCGCCTCGCTCTACGCCGTGTATGGCCCCTTCGGGACCGCCGAGCATCGCCGCAAGGTGGCTCTCGCGCTCGCGGAGTTGCAGGTCCGGGCCGCCATCGCCGTGACGGGCGAGAAGGCGACCGAGGGCAAGGTCGACGCGATGGCTCGGACGCACCCGACCTACCTCGGCTTCCTCGACGGGATGGAGGCGGGCCGCGCCGAGTGGCTCGTGACCGAGACCCGCATCCAGTCCATCACGGATCGCATCAGCCGGGGCAACGCCTTGACCCGCTACGCCGCCACGGAGCCCAAGTGACCGACGAGACCGAGCTCTATATCCAGCGGAAGCGGGCCGCGCTTGACTTCGGCCTGTTCGCAATCGCCGAGCAGAAGGCCAAGCTCAAGCCCGCGACCACGCACCCCCGCACCCGCGAGGGCCGGACGCAGAACACGGCGATCCTCACGTGGCTCCAAGCGGGGAACACCCTGACCTCGCTTGAGGCGCTCGACCGCTTCGGCTGCAACCGCCTCGCGGCGCGGGTGGCTGATCTGCGGGAGGCGGGCCACCCCATCGAGGCGCAGATGGTGACGCTCGCGAACGGCAAGCGGGTCGCGCAGTACCGCTACGCAGGACCGACGGATGACTGACACCTATCACAACGACAACTGGGAGAACGCTGCCGGTGACGATTTTCACGCGATTCAAGCGGACCTCTGTCGGACCTGCGGTGACGATGTTGGGTCGGATGCGCTCGACCCTCTCGGACGCTGCGAGGTCTGTCGTGCTCAACCTGCCCGAATCACCCTCGATGAGCCCTGACCGCGAGCCCGTCCTCGAGACGCGGAGCGAGTACCGGGGCGCACGGCTCACGCATCGCCACTACCCGGCGCACTACGCCCGCGTCCTTTTGGCCCGTGATAACGCGAGACGTTATGGAGGGCTGACGTGAAGCGCACCCCGCTCAAGCGCAAGACCACGCTCGTCGCCAAGACGAAGCCGAAGGCCAAGAAGCGCACGGCGTCGGACTTCGCTCGCGTCTACGGGTCGAAGGCGCGGGTCGCGTGGATCGCCGCGCAGCCCTGCCTCGTCTGCAAGGGCGGCCCGTGCGAGAACGCCCATATCAAGTCCGGCGGGGTCGGACGGAAGGCGGACTACACGCAGATCGTCCCGCTCTGCTCCAAGTGCCACCGCCTTCAGCACCAGAAGGGATGGGCCGCGCTCGGCTACAACGCCGCCCGGCTCGAATACGCCGCCTACCGCACCCAGTTCTGGTGGGCGCAGACCCGCGAGGCCGCTGGTGGCGATTAGCCTGACCCTGCCCGAGCCCCCGAGCGCGAACCGCTACTGGCGGGTCGCTCGGGGTCGGCCCTACTTGTCAGCCGAGGCGAAGGCGTACAAGTTCGAGGCGCAGGCCATCGCGCTCCGGGCCGGGGTCCGAGGGCTCCCATTCCAGAAGGATCAGCCCGTCCGCGTCACGCTGGTCTGGTACCGATCCCGCCGGGCGGGGGACTTGGACAACCGAGCGAAGGTCGCGCTCGACGCCCTGAACGGCCTCCTCTGGGCCGACGACCAGCAGATCACCGAGCTCCACCTGTTCCGGCACGACCGCCCCCGTGATGGGGCTCTCCTTCTCACCGTTGAGGCGTTACCAGAATGACCGAGTCGACCATCGTCCCCGCCCTCCTGACCGTCACCGAAGTCGCCCGTCGTCTCGGGGTGAGCCGTCAGCGGGTCCACCAGCGCATTCAGTCTGGGAGCCTCAAGGCCGAGCGGGTCCAGAGCGTGACCGCCGCCAAGTTCCACTACCTGCTCCCCGCCGACCAGTTCGGGGAGGCCCCTGCATATGCAGCGCCGACTGCATAAAGGGAGGGGGGATAAGTGGTCCTTGACATACGCCAAGCGGCCCTTATATTCCCTCAAGTCGGCAATGACGCCGACCTCCCATCGGAGCCCAAGATGACCGCCTACGACCAGTCGCTCGCCCAGTTCGCCACGATGTGCAACGTCCCGGTGAAGGATGCGGACTTCTTCGTCAAGCACGTCGGCGCGAAGATGGCCGAGGGGATGACGATGGAGCAGGCGATTGAGCACGGGCGCGAGATGATGGCCCAGTTCCTCTACAACGTCCAACGCTATCCGGACGCGGCTCGCACGTTTGTCGCCTCGTTCCATCAGGACTTCCGCGATCGCGCTGCGCAGGCCGCGTAACCACCCCTCCCCTATCAGGAGATCACCGATGTCCCGTCAGGAACGTGTCGCCACGCAACTCGTCGCCAAGTACGGCCTCACCTCGGCCCGCATCCGAGCGGGATCTCGCGGCCATCGCCACCTCTGCATTAAGCCCGCCCTCGAGAATCGCCGCGTCACCGAGGGCGACGTGTTCAAGTGGACCTTCTGGCATTGCGTCTCCGCCTCGCTCAACAAGCTCGCCCGCAATGCGTAACCCTCTCTCGGACTCGGAGTTCCGTATGGTCGGCTTGACCGTGTTCGCCATCGGATGCGCCGTGATGTGGATCGCTTCGCGGGTGCTGCGGTGAAGTGGCATCGGCTGAACGCTCAAGGCGAAATCGTCGCCACGACGGACGCGCCCGATAAGCCGACCGCGCTTGCCAAGCTCGGGCGCGGCACCATCGTCTCCGCGCTCTCCTACAGCGCCACCTTCACCACCAAGAACCTCAAAGGCATCAAGGCGAAGGAGCCGACCTACCCGGCCCTGCCCGACGGCTACCTCTGGAGTCGGTACGCCGCCGCAAAGGTTGGGCTCTCTCGGCAACGCTTCCTCGAGATTACGCGCATCCTCAACTTGACGCCAAGCCGCAAGACTCATATCAATGGGTCGCGCCAGATGTTCTACTGGTCGCCCGACGACATCCAACTCGTCGCCGACTACCACCGATCCCGCTACTCCCCGGCCCGCCTCGAGGCCGCGAAAGCCAAGCGCCGCACCTCCCTGCTGCACCACCACGCCCGACGTTGGGGCTGGATTCCCACCGAACCCACCACGCCGGAGTCTCCGTAATGCACCCCGTCCTCATCTCGCTCATCGGCTTCGCCGCTGGCGCTCTCGTCGCCTCCCTTGTCAAGCTGACCGCCCTCGAGAACGCCGAGTCCGACGCCTACGCCAAAGGCTACGAGGCCGCCGAAGCCCACCAGCGGGAGCGCAACGAGGCCCGCGCTCGCAAGGCCGCCGAGACCCGCCGGACCAAGTCGTGATCGAGCATTGCCCCGTCTGCCACGAGGGACGCACCGATGACTCCGCCATCAAGCTCCACAACCTCCGCTGTAGCCAGACAGGTGAACGGGCGTACCCGGAACGCGAGACGCCCGAGTATCGCCCGCCCCGGCTGGCGCGACGTGCTTGACACCCTCGCCACCATCGCGCTCCTCTCCGCCACCCTCCCGCTCCTCCTCGCCCTCTCCCTCATTCCCCGAGGTCGCCGTGACCGGCAAAGGTGACACCCCACGACCGCTCGCCGTCCCGCCCGAGGTGCTCGAGGCCAACTGGCAAGCGACCTTCCCCGATCCTCCCAAACCGCCTGAAACCCTCGGCGACCCCGAGGAGTGAGTCACGAGACGCGGGTGGGGCGCAACCGTCCCGGTCTGACATTGCCGGTCGCCACTGCGCTCGTAAGGTCGGAGAGGGCGAACCTCCTCCGAGCATACCACGCCCGTTGACCCGACCTCGCACCCCGTCTCCCCTCGCTTGACGCTTGACCTTACGCTGTACTAGCATTGGACAGCATATGCCATTTAAGAAAGGCACACCGAAGCCGCTGAAGTCAGGGCGCAAGAAAGGCACCCCGAACCGCATCACGCGGACCGCGAAGGAAGCCTACGCCTTTGCGTTTGACGAGCTCGGGGGCGCGGAACGGCTGCGGGACTGGGCCGAGTCCACGCCCGAGAACCTGCGCGAGTTCTACCGCATCCACTCCAAGCTCATCCCCATCGACGTGACCTCGGGTGACAAGCCCATCGCCCCGTCCGCGATCCGCGTCGAGCTCATCGCCCCCTCCATCGAGGAGTAGGATGTCTAACTGGGAAGTCCGACACGGGGACTGCCGCGACGTGATGCGGAGTCTCCCGCCAGAGAGCGTCGACGCCATCGTGAGCGACCCGCCCTACGGCCTCTCGTTTATGGGCAAGGAGTGGGACCACGGCGTCCCCGGCGTCGAGTTCTGGACCGAGGCACTACGGGTCGCCAAGCCCGGCGCTCACCTCGTTGCGTTCGGCGGGACGCGGACGTATCACCGCCTTGCGGTGGCGATTGAGGACGCGGGATGGGAAGTGCGCGACTGCCTCTCGTGGCTCTACGGCTCGGGATTCCCGAAATCGCTGGACGTGTCAAAGCAAATCGACAAGCACGGCGGCACACCGCCCGCGTGGTTTGGCCCGTGGTTTCGAGCGTGGCGCGAGTCGCAAGGCATTACGCAGAAGCAAGTCGCCGCGCTGTTTCCAAGCAAGACAGGCAACCTGACGGGATGCGTGGCGAACTGGGAACTTGGCTTCAACTTGCCGACGCCGGAACAGTTCAACCTCATTCGCGATACGTTCGGGCTACCGTTTGACAGCATTGAAGCCGCCGAACGCGAGGTGGTGGGGCGGAAGATCGCAGGAATCGCAAATCCAGACGAAGGCACTCGCTACACGATAGGCGCAGGGAAAGCTGTTGTAGTTGACATCACAGCGCCCGCCACGGACGCCGCCAAGCGTTGGCACGGATGGGGGACGGCGCTCAAGCCCGCGTGGGAACCCATCATCCTCGCCCGCAAGCCGTTGACGGGAACGGTCGCCGCGAACGTCACGCAGTACGGGACGGGGGCGATCAACGTGGATGGGTGCCGAATTGGGACCACGGTGGAAACGTGGCCAGCGTCTCGCAACTACTCGGCCCGCGAGATGTCTCGCCCCGGCTCAACACTTTCCTCGGACGCCGAGACTCAACCAACTGGCCCCGTCCCCGCAGGCCGCTGGCCCGCCAACGTCCTACTCGACGAGGACGCGGCGGGACTGCTGGACGAGCAAGTGGGAACGCTAACAAGTGGGGGCGGAAAAAGGCGTCCGACCGAGTGGAAGTCAACTAATGCTTACGGATTCAGTAAATCAACAAATGGCGCAAGCGATTATCAGCGTGAGCCAGATTCCGGTGGCCCCTCGCGGTTCTTCTACACCGCCAAAGTCTCGCGCCGCGAACGGGAAGCGGGGCTGGAGGGGATGCCGAACGCGCACCCAACGCTCAAGCCCATCGCGCTGATGCGCTGGCTCTGTCGCCTTGTCACGCCCCCCGGGGGACTCATCCTCGACCCGTTCAACGGCTCCGGCTCCACCGGGTGCGCGGCGGTCCTTGAGGGCTTCCGCTACCTCGGGGCCGAGCTCGAGCCCGAGTACGTCGAGATCGCCCGACGACGCATCGCCTACTGGGAGTCGCAGCGTTCCGAGCCGGACCTCTTCGGGTGACGTCGCTCACGCTCCAGACCCCGCAAGCGTTCGCGTTCCTCTTCACGCCCACGCTCGGCGACCTGCGCTACCGGGTGGCCTACGGGGGCCGAGGCTCCGCGAAGTCGTGGCAGTTCGCCCGCGCCCTGCTCATCCACGGGCTCTCGCGCCCGATGCGTATTCTCTGCGCCCGCGAGTATCAAGCGAGCATCCGGGACTCGGTGCATCGCGTCTTGGCCGACCAAGTCGAGATGCTCGGGCTCGCCGGGTTCTACACGGTGCAGGAGTCGGCCATCCTCGGGGCCAACGGGACCGAGTTTCTCTTCAAGGGCTTGAAGCGCGACATCGCGCAGATCAAGTCGACCGAGGGCATCGACCTCTGTTGGGTCGAGGAGGCCGAGGCCGTCTCGGATCACTCGTGGCGCACCCTCGTCCCGACCATCCGGAAGCCGGAGTCCGAGATCTGGGTGACGTTCAACCCGGCGATGGAGTCCGACCCGACCTATCAGCGGTTCGTCAAGACACCGCCGGAGCGGTCGGTGGTCCGGCTCGTCAACTACCGCGACAACCCGTGGTTCCCGAAGGTGCTGAAGGAGGAGGCCGACGCCCTGCTCCGCGCCGATCCCGAGGCCCACGCGCACGTCTGGGGCGGGAAGCCGTGGGCGCGGTCGGACGCGCAGGTCTTGTCGGGCAAGGTCAAGGTCGCCGAGTTCACCCCCGGCGATGGCTGGCAGGGGCCGTACTACGGGGCCGACTGGGGCTTCGCGCACGACCCGACGACCCTCGTCCGTTGCTGGATACACGATTCCCGGCTCTACCTCGAGCACGAGGCGGGCGGGGTGCAGCTTGACACGGACGCTACGGCGCGAGCGTTCGACGAGGTGCCGGACGCCCGGAAGTACGTCATCCGGTCCGACGCTGCTCGGCCCGAGACCATCGCCGCGCTCAAGGCTCGCGGGTTCCGCACCGAGGCCGCGCCCAAGTGGTCGGGGTCCGTGCAGGATGGCATTCAGCACCTCCGCAGCTACACCGACATCGTGATTCACCCGCGATGCAAGCGGGCGATCGAGGAGGCGCGGCTCTGGCGTTACAAGACCGACCCGCGCACCGAGGAAGTCCTGCCGCATCTGGTAAGCGGGAACGACCACATCTGGGACGCGGTGCGGTACGCCCTTGCCCCGCTCATCAAGAAGGGGCCGAGCGTGTTCGTGGTTTGACGTCTTGCAACGTGCCCTTGCGCGGTTGCTTGCTATCGCGTACCCTTGATGGTGGCGAGTCCCACCCCTTCACTTATGGGGCGCACGTTTGACTGAACCGACCGAGCGCAAGCCGTTCCTCCGGCGCGTGAGCGATGCGCTCCGCGTCCTCTCGGGCGACGAGGCCCGTGCCATTGATGCGTCGCGTGATGAAGCCCGCGCCATCATCCCGACGACGTATCCTAACTTCCCCGGCGGACAGCAGCAGATGGCGCTCGTCCGCACCGCGAACCCCGGCGAGTACCGCTACGACGGCGCGACGGTTCGGAACCAAGGCTTCAACAAGCACCCTGTCGTCCACGCCTGTATCCGCGTCGTGGCCGACATCATCGCGTCGGTCCCGCTCGTCGTCCTGACCGAGAAGGGCAACTACGAGACCCGCGTCGGTGAGGATCACCCGCTGCAAAAGCTCCTCGACTATCCCGGTCCGCGCTTCACGGCGCGTCAGTTCCGGGCGCGGTTCGCGGTCGACTACCTCGGCTACGGGAACTCGTTCTTCCAGATTGAGCGTTCCGGCGAGAACCGGCCTCCGATCGGTCTGCGGGCCGTCAACGCGGAGTCGATGCAGCAGGTCTGGATCGACCCCGAGGGCGACCCGCGTCGCTACGACTACGCGAACTGGGCGGGCATCATCGTCAACGTCCCGGTCGAGGATATGCTGCACTTCCGCGACCTCGATATGGGCCGTCCGTTCGAGGCCGAGGTCTTTGGCTATCCCCGTGGCGCGACGGCCATCGGCTCCCTGCTCGCGGACAACGAGGCGACGCAGTACGTCCGGCAGGTCGTGACCAACGACGGGACGCCGACGTTCGCGGTGCTGATGAGCGACGAGGCCACGACCGAGGATGCGGCGGCGATGCAGGACCGCTACCGCGCCCGCGTGGTGGATCGTGGGAAGCGCGGGACGCCCGCGTTCTTCGGGGCCGTGCGCGACATCAAGCCGCTCGGGTTCACG